GCGGCCGGCGTTGGTGCGAGGGCCAGACGGCCTATGGCGTGATTTACTGCTGACACCCGGTGATGTTGGGGCGGCCCCTGCAGCGCAAGGCGTCACCAATGGCAACAGCCACAACCACGACGGCGGTGATGGTGCGCAGATTGCGTATAGCGCCCTTGCGGGATTGCCAACGCTTTTTAACCCTGCTGTCCCTGGGGCGATCGGCGAAACCACACCCAGCACCGGCCGCTTCACCAGCGTCGGCCTCGGTGGTGTCGCACCACGCACCGGCTACGCGGCTGTGCTGGGCTCCAATGTCCTTCCTCGCGCACAGATCGTTACGGTTTCTGGATCGACCTACACATGCGACATCCGAGCCGCCAGTAGGTTTATTCTGGCAGCCGCTATCGTGGGGAATACAACGATCGCGTTTTCTAATGTAGCGGACCTAGCGGTAGCGGGTGGGTTTGCTGAATATGTCGAAGTGGAAGTAGATTTCCGCTATACATCTGGCGTGATCACAATCTCAGCCGCTGGCTTTACCACTACATGGGACGGCAACACTGCGGCAACGCCCACGGCTGGCGAGATTGAAACGTTAATTATTCGCATCACTCCAGCCATAGCAGGCACGCCGTTTAGTATAGCCACGGTCTACGTGGCACCCATGGCAGGGAGGGTGTGATGCTGGGGCGTAGTTCGTTACTGAAAGCCAGCGGAGCAGGTGTGGCACTGTCTGCCTCGGGCGGCATTGAAAGTGTTATTACGGTCGGCGGTATTACCTACCGCGTGCATGAGTTCCGTACAGTTGGCTCCGCAAACCTAGTTGTTAGTGGATCCGGCACGGCCGACTACCTAATAGTTGCAGGTGGCGGCGCAGGTAGAGGAAACGGTGCAATTAACAACTCTGGTGATGGTGGTAACGCCGGGCAGATGCTAACCGGCTCTGTTAATATATCTGGAATCATTAACGTTATTGTCGGAGCTGGTGGTATTGGCGTCGCAAATGCCAATGGAGGCAATGGAGGCAGTTCTTCTTTTGGAGCCATCACAGCAAACGGCGGCATAGGCGGATCCGGCAACTCAAGTACTGTGGCTAGAAATGGTGGAGCGGGCGGAACCGGTACGCCGGGGGGGGTAGGAGTTGCACCAAACGCCGGAACTGGCGGAGACGGCGGTTCATCATCCATCACGGGCACAGCGGTTACATACGCGGGTGGGGGTGGTGGGGGGTTTACATTTGGCGGACTTGGCGGCGCTGGCGGCGGTGGCAGGGGGCAAAGTTACAACGACTTCGGGCTTGCAGGTGCACAACCCGGAACGAGCAACACCGGCGGCGGCGGCGGTGGCGTCTCGTCCGCCGGGTCGTACCCAGGAAAGAATGGCGGCTCTGGAATTGTCATTATCCGTTATCCAATCTAAAACTATGCTCCGCCTTATTTGCACCCAGCAGACCGCCAACAGCCCCGCTTTGACCGCCCCATTTCTTGATTTCCGATGACCGTCGCCATTCTCTACACCCCCTCCACCCCCGACCTCTACCCGCGCTCGGTTGCGGATTTCCGCGCCGCGTTCCCCGACCTGGCCGTGGGCGACAACCCACGCGACGAGGACGTAGCGCCCTACGGCTGGCGCGTCGTCGCCCCCACGGCTCCTCCTGTTGCTGGCCCCGGCCAGCGGGTGGAGGAGATCCAGCCGGTTGAGACCGGCGGCCAATGGCGGCAGGCTTGGCGGTTGGTGGATCTACCACCGCAGCCCCCCGAGCCCGACTGGATCGGGTTTGATATCGCCCTGCAAGGCGAGCCGCTCATTGTGGCCACGATCAACGACCTGGGCCGGCTGTCCCAGGTGGCAGCGCTCAGCCTGGGTCATGCCCTGCAAGAGGTGGAAGATGGGCACCTGGATCGATTCACGCCGATCTGGACCGAATGGCTGATCGCCACCAATCCACCCGCCGACACGCTCGACCGCTTCCGCGCCCTGGCCGCTGCCCATCACCTACCGGCTGATTTTCAGGCGGCGATTGCCGCTGCTCCAGCAGGGCCGCCGGTAGCGCCATGACCCGCGCCTGGCGAGATCTGGCGATCGGCGTGCTCGGCATCATCGCCGCCGGATTCCTGTTGCGCATCATCTCAGAGCCGTTTCGCGTCGATGCCAACCGCTACCGATTGGAGCGGCTGGAGGAGCTGACGGATCAGCATGAACGCCGCATCCTGCGGCAGGAGGTGCGGCACGAGATGGCCCCACCCGGCGGCCATCATTCCACCATCCCGAGGCGTTGACCCATGCCCAGCCGCTGCGAGCAGATCCTGCAACACCTCACCGGCACCACCCAGGGCGCCGGCATCCTCGGGGCCGCGGCTGGTGTTGGTGGGCGCGTCTACCGGGACCGGGCCGAGGCGTTCGCGCAGGCGGAGCTCCCCGCGTTGGTGGTGCTGCCTGACGTGGATGATCCGACGCCAGCCTTCACCAGCTGCCGCACCCGTTGGCTGCTGACGGTCCGCATCTACATCCTGATCACCGGCGGCGCGGTATCACGCCTGGCGGATCCCACCAGGGTCAGCATTCATCAAATCCTGATGGCAGATACAACCCTCGGAGGATTGGCCACGGCGGTCAGACCGCTGGCGACTCGCTGGCAACCGGACAAGGGAAACGAAGGGCCAGGCGTCGTCGACATGGGTTACCAGATCGATTATGTTACGAGGGAGAATGACCTCACGATCTGATGCCAGACGCGAAGCCAGCTGTGGTTGAAGTGCCGCTTCCTGACGTGTGTGGCCACTTCGAGCGGGGCCCCTCTGAGACGAAATGGCGTCGCACCGATACGCCAGAGCTGGACCATGCGCCCGATCCTGCGGCCCCTGCTGGGCATGCCGGCGCCACCCACACCGACCCGCACGCCGGCACCGGTACCGGCGGCACGGGCGGCACTGGCACCGGCACGAGCGCCCCGGCGGCTGGTGCTGGCACCGGCAGCTCCTCCGGCACCACCTCCCCCTAAGTCGCCATGCCCATCAACAGGAACCAGGCCCTCCTCACGTTCAAGGAGGAGGCCATCTACGGCACGCCCCCGGCGAGCCCCTACACCCCGCTGCTGATCCTCAAGGATCCGGAGCTGTCGCCGCTGGTGGCCGATCGGTTGGAGCGCGGCCAGGCCAAGCCCTGGTTCGGTGCTGACCGAAAGCGGCTGATCAACAAGCGGGTGACGATGACTTTTTCGGTCGAGGATGGCGGCAGCGGGGTGGTGGGGACTGCCCCGGCCTATGGGCCCCTGCTGCTGGCGTGCCGCTTCACCGAGACCATCGTTACCGGTGTGTCCGTCACCTACTCATTGGTGAGCACCGGCATCAAGTCGCTGACGATGCGATGGGTGGAGAAGGACACGGCCAGCGGCCAGGCGATTCAGCACCAGTTCTCCGGCGCCTACGGAACCGCGACCATCATCCGCAACAGCGGCGAATATCCGAGGATCGACTTCGAGTTTCAAGGGATCTACAGCCAGCCGACTGATATCACCTACGCAGCCGGCACCTACGCGAACCAGGGCCTGGCGGTGGAGGTGAACAGCACCAACACGCCATTGGTGACGATCAACGCTGTGGCGTGCTGCATGTCGGAGTTTGAGGTGGCGCTGAACAACGACCTGGTACATTCCAACCGGGCCGGCTGCACTGAGAAGCTGTCGATGACCGGATCGAACCCCGAGGGGCGCATCCAGGTGGAAGACAAGCTGATCGCGGGCCAGAACTTCTGGGCGCTGGCTGAGTCTGACCTGACCTACCCGATCGTGGTGGGCCACACCGGCGGGACGGCCGGCACTCGTAGCACCGTCACGGTCGGCAAGGCGGACATCTACGAGCAGAGCTTTGCGACGCTCGACAACGGGACCAGGTTCATCAACCTACCGTTTGCGCCGATCTCGACCGATGGAACCTCTGAGCTGTCGATCGCCTATACTTAAGGGGTCTCGCCTATCCAACTATGGCGCTCACTTTTGGCAAGCTCAGTGATTCCTACAAGTGGCCGGTGAAGGTGCCTGTTCCGGTTGATGGGGGTGATATTGAAACCCTGGAGTTTCAGGGGCGATTCAAGCGGTTCACGCAGCAGGAATCGGAGGCGATTCTGAAGCGTGCACTGAGTGCGAATCGTTCACTGATGACCGGATCGGAGCCCAAGGATTCCGACACTGACCTTGGCATCGCGCCAGAGGTGATGATCGGCTGGGAGGACATGCCCGGTGATGCTGGCACGGTGCCGTTCACGGCCGAAGGATTGGAGCAGCTCCTCTCCTACGGCGGCGCCGCCCGGGCGATCGTCGAGGCGTGGA